ATTTCGTGGTCGTCTTCCTCCCATTCCAGGAACTAATCCGCCAACCAATTTACCAAGTGCTGCCATTATAGCATCAAGTGGTCCTCCACCACCTCCACCAGAAAAACCTGATAGTTGTTCTATGATTTTAAGTATTGCTTTTCTTAATGCTTTTGCTACATCAAATGTTTCTGTAAATGTAGTTTTTAAATTTTCTATATTTTCTTTGATTTTATCTAAATTCTTCTTTGAACCAAAGAAACTAATAAATCCAATTGCTTCTTTGACTTTATCAAAAAATCCACCAAATGGTTTAAATCCTTTTTCTGATTTTTCTTTTTTATCTCCAAAAATATTTGAAACTGAATTTGTATTATTAAAAATATTAGTAGTTAAAGTGCTAATCAAAGATCCCAAATTATTCTTTTTTGGTGAAATCTTTGCTCTATTAAATCCAACAATATTATTCTTCGCACCAGAAAGCACAGATGATCCAATAGGAGATCCACCCGAAATAAAATTCAGTGCTGATTCCTTACTTCCTTTCTGTGAACCTATTATTTTTTCTGGATTTATTCCACTAAATTCTGCTAAAGGATCTCCCTTTTCTTTTAGCATTCTTGCAGAATAATCAGATGGTCTTTGCCAACGATAGAAAGTCCCACTAGGAATTGACCCATAAGATGGAGTTCCATATCCTCTATATGATGACAATCCCGGAGAATTTTTAAGCATTCTGTTGTTGTGCCTTTAGATTTTCTTCTTCCATCAAAGGTATTTAGGTGTCTAAATAAAATACCTGTTGAACCGCATTCACAGGAGGAGGGTGAAAATCCCTCCATTATTATATAAATAATAATGCGGTTCAATAGAGTAGAAATGTATTATACTTACGCATTCTTGCGGGAAGATACAACACCTTATTATATTGGAAAAGGAAAAAGTAATAGAGCACACAGAAGAAGATATAAAGGTATTAAACCACCAAATGATAAATCCAGAATAATATTCCTCAAACAGAATTTAACAGAAGAAGAAGCATTCAAGCACGAAATCTATATGATTGCTGTCTTTGGTAGAAAAGATTTAGGAACAGGTATTCTTCATAATAGAACTGATGGTGGTGATGGTGCAAGTGGTGCTGTTCGTTCTTTAGAATTCAAAGAAAATTTAAGAAAAAAAAATAAAAATAAAGTTCTTTCAAAAGAACATAAAATAAAAATAAGTGAGGCACAGAAGGGAGATAAAAATCACAATTATGGAAAATCCGCCTCACAAAAAACCAGAGAAAAAATGAGTGAAGTAAGAAAAGGAGAAAAACACCACTCATCTAATTTATGGAAACTTACCTATGTAAATGGAAATTCAATTACAATTTGTGGATTGACTATTTGGGCAAAAAATAATGGTTATAGTGCTGGCAATATCAATAGTCTTTATAACGGAAAAAGAAAAAAACATAAAGATATTATAAAAGTTGAAAAACTTAAATAATTCAATTGGATTGTTGATTTTTAAGATTTTCTTCTTCAATATGCTGCTGCAGAAGTGCCAAATAAATGTCTCGTTCCCAAGGCATCATATCACCAATCTCGGTCAAAGAATATTTATGGAACTGTATTAGTGAAAAATTAATTCTAAAATATGACTCAAGATCCATATGAGCCATAATTAACCGAAAAAACTTGTTAATCCCTCCAGCGTCACCTCGCTTTCTACTTTTGTATTTGGATTCATCACTTTGAAAGTATGTGCAAGTTTTGGCATTGTATTAAAGAATTCTTCAATCATTTTAAATTGACTTGATGTCAATGTCTCAATCCAATCAGTCAATTCTTTTTTGGTGCAGTCTGATGCTGACCAAACATCTTCATTATTATAAACCATATCAATACAAGAAGAAATTACATCAAATGATTTATCAATAGAAGAAATTTCATTACTACTAAAATCAAAATTATTCTTAATAAATTCATTCAAAGATGGATACTTCATTTTAAGAACTAAATTGGCATCCAATTTAATTTCTTGTGTGTGTTTTGGATCTTTTTGAACTTCAATTTCATCAATATAAATTTTAACTGGAACTTGTGTTTCTCCATCATCACTACAAGTTATAATCAGTTCAATTGCTTCTCCAACTGATTTTGCACGAACATTCAAAAAGATGTATTCAATATCAAAAGTAGGAAGTTCTTCTACTTTAATTCCTCTTGTAAGAATACAATCCTTTAAAGTATTTTTGATTGCACTAGTAATTTGTTTAACATCCTCACTTTCCAGTGCAAGAATTAAAATCTTTTCTTCTTTGACTAAAAATGGACGATATTTGATTGTTTTTCCAGTTGATGGTAATTCCAACTCATATGTTGGTGTAGCAATTTTTGGTAAAGGCATAATGACCTATAAAAATTCAGTTATAATTATTTATTATGCTCCACCAATCCCGTCATTTCTTCCAACTTCCGATCCAAGATTTTTAACCGAATATGGATCAAAATAAGGAGATGGTTGTTTATTTGAATAACTACTAATAGCATTATCAATTGCAGAATTTCCAGATTTGTAAGGTGATCGGGGTTGATCTGGATTTGCTGGACTTGTTGGTCTTGGTGTATTTGGACTTATTTCAACTCCAGTATGTTTTATTGTAGTATATCTATTATAACTAAAATTAATTGTAGTTTTAGTTATTGTGCTTCCTTCATAAGATAATGGAAGAGCAGTGATATTAGTTGGAAACGCATCAATAAATTGATAGGTTAAAAGATTTTGATTTTTTGTGGGACTATTTGGATCATTTGGATTTAACAAAAAGTCTCTTTCAAATTTAGTAATTGAAATTATTCTTTTATATGTATTTGGATATTTAAATCTAAAATAATTATTAGAATCTTCAAATCCAACTTGACCACTATCCTGTGCAGTTTGTGGTCCAGATCTTCTGTTAATTGGATTGATAAAATTCATCCATTCTTCAAACAAACGAATGATATTATATTCATTATCCACATAAAAAGTTAGATTAAAATCAGAATACACTCTACGATTTGGAAATCTTTCAATTATACCCTGACGACTTCCACTTTCTTCCCCAACATCAAAAGTTGCTCCAGGAAGAACTGCTTCCGCACACATAAAATCATAAGTAAATGTTTTTGAAGAATTATTAGTTATTCCACAAGCTTTCAAATATGATACCAAATCTTGATCTTCACCTTTGGCATCAGTTGCTGCGCCCAAAAACATATTGACTTTAAATTGACTCGTAAGAGACAAATTGCCAAACATTTCTTGAACTGAAGGCAAAGATGATCCCCCCATATCTCTCGGGGTAGTCATCTTTACATAAAGAGGATCCACTCTATATGTATTTGCTCTGGACATCTAAATATGCGTATAAGATTCTATACTATGTATGCCGCATCCAGACGATTCCAAATATCGGCAAGGAAGATTTAGACCTCAAAATCCAAAAAAGTATGGTGGGGATCCAACTAATATAGTTTATAGATCTTCTTATGAACTAAAATTTATGCAATATTGTGATCTAACTGAAAGTGTAATCTCATATCAAAGTGAAGAATTTTGGATTCCATATCGCTCCCCTTTGGACGGAAAAACACATAGATACTTTCCTGACTTTTTTCTTAAATATAAAGATAAAGATGGAAAAATGAGAAATCTAGTCGTAGAAATCAAACCAGCAAAAGAATTAAAAATGCCAGACACAAATCCCAAAAAAAGAACAAAATCTTGGGCATATTCTGTGAAAATGTGGGCAATCAATCAAGCAAAATGGAGTGCTGCAAAAGAATATTGTGCTGATAGGGGATGGGAATTCCGCATTTTCACCGAATTGGAACTAGGAATACAAATAAGATGATTGCCGAAAAAATAATCAAAGAAGCAGGAAAAAAATATAGAAGCACTGATTGGTGGACTAATTCTTTAATGAATGAACTTATGAATGTTCAAGATCAAGACATAAGTGAATCAGATACTGGATATATTAAACCTGGTGATTTAGTTTTCTTTTTGTATGGTGCAAAGTATCCACAAAAATATCAATTCTGGGATAGACAACCACTATCTTATATTATAGAAATCAATAAAAGAGAGGGTTGGTTCTTTGGTTCAAATCTTCATTATCTAAATCCCCAGTATCGTGGTGGAGTTGCAAATTCTTACATAAATAAATTTGGATTCGTAAATGCTCCAAAGAAAACCTTACATAAATATCTTTTCTCTGGTGTGATGTCTGATTTATTTGTAGTTCCAGAAAAGGACTGGAGAGAAGTTTCTTTACTTCCTACTGAAAAATTTGTAGATGGAAGAGGACAACCAATATTTAAATCAAAAGTTTGGGATTATTCAGATAACTTATCTTCACCATAAATGGCTAAACAAAATCCTAATATAAATTACACATCAGGAAGTAGTATAATTAATGTCAAAGGGACTATTGTAAAAGCCATTACTGTCAATGACCCTTCAAAATATTCTGCTGGACAACCAGTAGATCCAAACAGCAAAGATCCTCTTATAAAAAATTTAATATACACAATTGATGGTGGTCCAGATGGAACTGGAAAAGTAAAGTATTTTGATGGTACTACATCATATGATAGTTTAAATGATTATGCAAAAAGTCCTGCAGTATATGGTGCTGGTTATACAACAAATACTACAAAGGCTATTCAAACTGCAATGCAGAAAAATCTTGCAACTGCAATATCAACATCAATACCAATACAACCATCTGCACAGAACCCAAATCCAGGTGGTACAGCAGGAAATGGTATTTTAGGAATTTTGGATTTTGATATAAAAACAATAAAAGATGATTTGCAATTTGGATCTGTAGATGAAAATTTAAAAATAAATTTACAATATCCAAAAGATGCCTTATATAACAAAACACAAGATCATTTACAAATAGGACAATTTCATTACCAACCACCAAAATCAAACCAATTATTTAATAGTACTGATGGAGCAATAGATATATTAACAAATGGATTGCAAAAAACTTCTGCGTTGAAAAAATTTTTAGGAATTGTCAAATTGCCTATGCCAAATAATGTGAATGATTCTAATAATGTTTCTTGGGGTGATGATAATATGAATAATCTTTCTGCTGCTGCTACTGCAGAAGTTATTGGCAATCTCGGCAAGTACGTAGGAGCAGCAGGTCTTGGTGCTCTTACTGGAGCAGGAACTGGAACTGGGGCAGCACAAGTTGGAGGATTAGCAGTAAAAGCGGCAATATTATCAGCATTAGGTGGTGGAATAATAAATTCAAAGTCAGCAAATGCACTATTCAAAACTGGAGTTGGATCACAAGTTCTTTCAATGGGAGGTTTTTCAGTATCACCAGAAAGTATTTTAGCAAGAGGATTTGGAGTTGTTCCAAATAGTAATCTTGAACTTCTCTTCAATTCACCAACATTAAGAGAATTTACATTTCAATACAGAATGAGTCCAAGAAGTAAAGAAGAAGCAACAGATATTAATAAAATTATAAGATTTTTTAAACAAGGAATGGCAGCAAAAAAACAAGATAAAAAATCAGGAACTAATGTATATGGATCGGCCGCAGGAGCATCATCATATTTCTTGGGAACACCAAATGTATTTCAACTGCAATACAAAACTTCTAATGGAAATCCAATCAAAGGTGTAAATAGAATTAAAACTTGTGCATTGGTTGGTTTTTCTATGAATTATACTGCCGATGGAACTTGGGCAGCATATGATGATGGACAACCAGTATCTGTCATTATGAATATGTCATTCAAAGAACTTGAACCAATTTATGATACAGATTACCAAACTGATATTTTTGATGGAAGAAATGCAGACAAAAATCCTCTTGGTGATCTTTATCCAATCTCACCAAACGATGTAGGATACTAAAATGGCATATTTTAACGAATTTCCAAATATTTCTTATCTTTCTCGTTTACCTAATGCAAGCACAAATGAAGATTATATTACTGTTAAAAATCTTTTCAAAAGAGCAAAAATAAGATCTGATGTTATTAATGCTATTACTGCCTTTGATTATTATCAAATTACCGATAATCAAAGACCAGAAGTAGTTGCTTCAAAACTTTATGGTGATCCAGAACTTGATTGGGTTATTTTAATCACAAACAACATTACAAACGTAAGAGATCAATGGCCATTGAACAATAATGACTTATATAACTATATGATTGATAAGTATGGATCTGATGCAGCATTGACAGATGTTCATCATTATGAAACTACAGAAATCAAAGATCAGTATGATCGTCTTGTAATTGGTTCTGGATTTGAAGTAGATGAAGATTTTACTATTTCATATACAACTTTTGACAATGTAGCAATCACTGCAAATCCAGTAAAAGCAGTTACAAATTATGAGTATGAAGTTGGTATCAATGAAGATAAGAGACAAATTAGAGTATTAAAACCACAATTCCTATCAGTAGTAATTACAGATATGAGAAATATTATGAAATACGATCAATCATCTCAATACATCAATCAACTAAACAAGAAAACTTATAATCCACAATTCACTGGAGTATAAAAAACCTTTTTGGCAAAAAAATACCCCCGATTTTTTCGGGGGGTAAGTGTAATTAAAAAGTGATTTTGAAATCAGCAACCATTATTTATTCTGCTGCTAAACGCGCAAAATATGCAAGTGTATCATCCCCAT